ACTGTGGATTTTACTGCCTTCGATGAGAATGCAGGCATAGGGCTGAAAGCCTTGTGGACGGATGTGGCTGCCAATGCCCAGGAGGCAGGCGCTACGATTCGCGAGGATTCACAGATTACATCGGAAAGCGTGCTGGCCGATGCGACAGCTACAGAAAGCTATTTCGAAAGCAGTGTATATGACCCATTACAAAGTGGAGCTCTTGAAACTGCTGACGGGATGACGGTAGACTTCACCAATTCGGCTACTGAGACACAAGGCGCATGGGCAGGCGTACAGAGTTTCTTCTCTGGGCTGTTTGCCGACTTGAAAGCAGAAGCGGCTGAGTGTGCCAGCAACATGGCGCAGAGCATGGCAAATGCAGCGGCTAATCTTCGAGCTAATGGCCATACTACTTTGGCGGGTGCAGCTGACTGGGTGGGCAATAACCTGGCATGGCTAGGCGGTACTGATTACCCGCATCATGCAAGCGGCACCAGCTGGACGGAAGGCGGCCTTACCGAAATCAATGAGCACGGTGGCGAAATCGTTGACCTGCCGACCGGCTCCCGCGTTTATCCGCACGCAACCACCATGAAGATGTTGAATGATGCTATCACCTCCAGCGATGGGGGCAATACCACCACGGCCAATGTCACCATTACCGGCAACACCTTCACTGTGCGCGAGGAAGCCGATATCGATAAGATTGCATATAGGCTCCAGCAACTCATAGCTGGTGCCCAGGCAAACTACAATCCGATTTAAGGGAGGGCAGAAATTATGAGCTTCATGAGCATGTGGAACACCTTGAATAATTTAGGCTCCTTCCTTACTGGTGGCTCCGGCAATAGGAGACAGATTGTTTTGAGTTGTGATGGGGATAAATTCACCATCCCTGTTACTCCCTCAAAATATGAAGTAACCACCGGGCAGAATAATCGGGTGGTTGATATTCTGGACTTTGGGGAGGCGGTCCTTTTTGGTAATCCGCAGGTTGAAAAATTATCTTTCTCATGCTTTTTTCCTGCTACTGTTCATGACTATCCTTTTGTTGTGGGCGATTCGCTGGAACCTAGCGAGGCAGTTGAGAAGATAACGAAGTGGAAAGAGGCCAAAAAGCCTGTGAGGGTAATCATCACAGATTCGCCCTTTAATAAGGCTATGGCCATCAATAAATTTACATGGAAAGAGCAGGACGGCTCCAGGGATATCTACTACACGTTAGATTTCGTGGAATGGAAAGACCTGAACACTCCGCCTGCAAACAATGAAAAGGCGGTTGATAAAAAGACCGGCTTAAAAGAACGGCCCATCGAAAAGAAACCGCCGAAGCAATCGGCTATCGGCAGAACGCGGGATATTTTGGAAGCCTCCAAGAAAGCCTATGGCAAGGTGAATAAATGGCGTAACCTTGCCAGTTCTAACGGCATAACCAACCTTGCATTGAAGGAAACCCGCAACCTCATCATCAAAAAGGGGTGGTGATTAAATGAGGATTTACATCGGTAAAACCAACATTTCCCACCTGCTCACCAGATGCACCTGGAGCGGTTCAAGGTTGCAGGTGGCAAGGCGGCTGGAGTTTGATTTTGTTCAGGATGACCGTGACCCGAATATCCCTGTTATTGATGTGGATAATGGCTACACAGTTTATGGCGGGACGGATGAATTTACTGGGCCGGATGATAAAAATCATCTGGCTTTCGTGGGGAACATTTACCGCATCGAGCGTAATCGTAAAGAAGGGCGGGTGTCAGTAACGGCGTTTGACCATCTCCATGTTTTGGGGGTATCCAAGACCACGAGAAAGTTTACTGGTGCCTTGCCGGAGAATATAGCCGGGCAGGTATGCAAGGAAATGGGGGTTAAGATTGGGAATTTTGCCAAGACAGGGACTCCTGTTTCCTTCATTGCCAATGCCAAGACGGGCTATCAAATCATTCAGGCGGCGTACTTTGAGGCTGGTAAAAAGACCAAAAAGAAATACCATCCAATCATGAATGGTGATGCGCTGGATATCATCGAGAAGGGCGAGCTTATCAAAGAAAAGGAGACTGGGAAAAATTACACCGCAGACTCCACCCAAAATATGATGGATAGCGTATACAAAGAAAGCATTGAGCGCCTGATAAATCAGGTACTTGTTGTGGATGATAAAGGTAATACGCTCAGTGTCCAGCGTGATGCAGGCAGTATCAAAAAATACTCTATGTTTCAAGATGTTTATAAGACCGATCCGAACAAGGACACACAAACAGAGGTAAAAGATTACCTCGACAAGCATAAGCCGGAGCGAGGCGGTTATATTACGGTGTTGGGCGATTACCGTGTGAAGTCATCTTATTCCATAGCGGTCAAGGATTCCTTGTTCAAGGGGCAGTTCTGGGTAAAGTCAGACACCCACACCTTTATCGATGGCAAGCATGAAATGAAACTTGAGCTTGAGTTCGAAAATATCATGAACGAGGAAAAAGCCGAGAAAGAAAAATAAGGAGGCGGTACGATGGCCGCGGAAGTTATACCGAGTGCAGATCAGTCAGCAGCTAAAATAGTGGATTTGCAGCATCAAATAGCTGAAGAACACATTCCGTTGCTCCCCACAATTGGGAAGGTTTTGACCCCTCCACCGAATTTGTCTGTGGCGTGGAATGATATCGTCATCACTAAGGAGCAGATTTACCTGAATGAATATTGGCTCCCAGGGCATACAAGAACCCATCAGGGACATATCGTTTCTGCGACTCAGGACAAATCTGGTGGCAGTGGTTATCCCGAATTTGAAAGCCATAATCATGATATCGACAATGACTATACGGATTCCGAAACTTTGACCGACACATTAAAGCAGGGAGATTTGGTTTCTGTCTATCCGCAAGATGGTGGCCAGTTGTTCTTGATAGAAAGTAAGGTGGTGAAGTTGTGAGCAGTGAGTTTCCGTTTGTTGGCAGCACTACTATTATTGAGAACGAAGATTTGCCGGTTCTAAAGGAATATGCATGGAACTTTGAAACCGACAAATTTATCTATGATAACAATGGCAGCCATGTGATTCTTGAAAAGAATGAGGCTTTAAAGGTATGGATATATAAGGCCCTCAAAACAGAGCGGTTTGATTATCTGGCCTATTCGTGGCAGTACGGTATCGAGTTAAAGCCTTTCATCGGCAAGGTTATGAGCGTGCAGGAGCGTTACAGTGAACTGAAACGGGTAATAACTGAGTGCCTGATGGTAAATCCCTATATAGTCAGCATAGATTCATTTACTATTGAAGAAGAAAGACACGGTGAAATGGTAAGGCTGACCATTGGGCTGACTTCGATTTACGGGGAGGTGACAATCAGTGTATAAAGCGCGAGATCAGGAGGATATATTGACCGAATTGCAGGGATATAGCAATTTGGAAACCAGTAAGATTGAAGGCACATTTGAGAATGATATTCTGGCGGCCAATTCGATTGAATTTGCAAAGATAGAAGTGGAGCTTGAGCAGGCATACAAAGCGGCTTTTGCAGAAACCTCATGGGGCGAATATCTGACACGTAAAGCCGCCGAGTTTGGTGTAGACCGCAAATCTGCCCAAAAAGCGGCAGGGATAGTAGTGGCGGAAGGAAACGGCCAAGTGCCAGAAGGGAGCCAGTTTGCTACATTAGCGGGGACTATTTTTGAAGCTACAGAAAATGTACTGGTAAATGGATCCGCTGAGATACCTGTGCAGGCGGTAGTTGCAGGAGCAGCTGGTAATGTTGCCGCTAATACGGTATCCATAATTCCCATGAATATACCGGGAATTCACTCGATAAACAATCCTGCACCCATGCATGACGGATATGATGAAGAATCAGATAAGGATTTGCTGGCAAGATACTATGCTTATGTCCGAACACCAGCCACATCGGGAAACAAGTATCACTATTATAATTGGGCGATGAGTGTTCCAGGCGTTGGTGATTGCCGGGTAATCCCTCTTTGGAATGGCCCGGGAACGGTAAAAGTCCTGATTATGGACAGCAACAGAGAATCAGCATCCGATGAGCTTATACAAGAGGTTTACAACTATATTGAAACAGTAAGGCCTATTGGTGCAACGGTAACAGTAGTAAGTCCTGTTATGTTGCCAGTTACAATCAGTATTGAAGTGCTGGGGCTGCTGGAT